ACAAGAATGCTTAACCACAATTCCTACACTTGAGGAGTTAGAGGATGGAATTCAGTGAAGAGTCACAGACCCTCATAAGTAAGGGGCCATGTGATGACTGTGGTTCGTCTGATGCCTGTGCATTATATGAGGATGGTCACACATGGTGCTTTAGTTGTGAGACAAGACACGAAGGAGAAGCTACGATTGGTGAGTTGATCGGTATGTCTACTCCTAAGACGCAGCATTCCTCTCTTCTCCCTACCTTAGAGGGAACAAAGGTTGGTCCCATCAATGAGCGCAATATCAATACCGATACGTTAAGAGCCTATGATGTACGCTTAAGGGTAGAGGAAGGAGTGGTAACTAAACATTACTATCCATACACTGATAAGGATGGCAACCTTGTAGCATACAAGATACGAGAGGTGCCTAAGTCTATTCATTCTAAGGGCAACATCAACAAGGCTATTCTTTTTGGGCAATCAAAGTTCAACGGTGGTGGTAAGTTCATTACCGTAACAGAAGGAGAGATCGACTGTCTCTCTGTCTATCAGATGATGGGGTCTAAGTATCCAGTAGTGTCGATTAAGAATGGAGCGCAAGGAGCATACCGTGATGTGAAGCGGTGTTTTGAATGGCTCAATTCCTTTGACAACATAGTACTAGCCTTTGATAACGATGATCCCGGTCAAGAGGCCTCCCATTCTGTTGCCAGTTTGTTCCCAAAGAAAGCACACGTCATGAATCTTCAGAGGAAGGATGCGGGCGAGTATCTTGAGAACAATGATGGCAAGGAGTTCGTTAACTTATGGTGGAGATCAACTGAGGAAACATACCAACCCGAGGATATCATCACTGGTTCACGGATGTGGGACTTCATCACGAAGGAGGATCGGTTCACTAGCTTTGACTATCCGTGGGTTGCCTTAAACGATAAGACCTATGGTATGCGTACTAGTGAGATGACAATAGTCACGGCTGGTGCTGGTGTAGGTAAGACAAGCTTTATTAAAGAGACAGCGTATCATCTACTCAACAACTACGATGATAAGGTAGGTCTAATCATGCTCGAGGAGACGATGAGAGAGACAGGTAAGGGCTTAGTTAGTCTCTCTCTTGATAAGCCTATTCATCTACCTGATACCCACGTCACATCCGATGAAATGAAGTCAGGGTTTGATGCAACATGGGGTACAGAGCGTATCGTAGCAATGGATACACGGTGGGCTAGTAATAACATTGAATATATCAATGATAAGATAGCCTATTTAGTACAGGGATGTGACTGTCGGAGTATCTTCCTTGACCACATCAGTTTCATGGTGTCGGACAATCCATCAGACGAGAGGAAAATGTTAGATGAAATCGCACACAAACTTAAAGCACAGTGTGTCTCTCTCGACTATAACCTCGTTGCTGTCATCCATACTAAGCGCCAAACAGGGAAGCCGCTCGAAGAAGGCGGCAAGGCTAGTCTCGCAGATATACGAGGCACGGCAGGGGTTGGGCAACTCGCCAACATTGCTCTTGGTTTGGAACGAGACGGACAAAATGTGGATGCCAAGATACGAAACACTACACACATTAGAGTGTTAAAGAACAGGTTCAGTGGTAAGACTGGGCCGTCGTCGTACCTCCTATACAATGAGTTCACTGGAAGGCTAACAGAAACGGAGAAAGAGGAAGATGACGAGTGAAAGAAGAAGAGTAGTCTGTGACGTAGAGACTAACGGCTTGCTTCCAAAGGTAGACACTGTATGGTGTATAGTGTGTAAGGAATGGGACACAGGTGACAAGACCTACTTTACACCTGACACATTGGACCAGTTCGAAGAGTTTGCTGAGGGAGTAGATGAATGGGTAGGCCATAACTTCATAGCTTATGATCTGCGCGTACTACGTAAGATACTAGGTGTAAAGATCAGACCATCCCGAGTATGGGATACACTACTTATCTCTCGTTTACAGAACTCCAACCGTGAGGGTGGACATAGCCTTGCCAATTGGGGAAGGATACTTAACTTCTCTAAGGGTGATCACGATGAGTGGGATGAGTACAGTGAGGAGATGTTAGGTTACTGCGACAACGATGTCGAGTTGACCTATCGGGTAGCGATTGCCCTAAAATTAGAGGGTGGAAAGCGGGGGTCAAGGTTATCGGAACAGATTGAACATGCTGTTCAGCATATCCTTGAGAACCAGAAGGAACACGGGTTCGCACTCGATGTACCTAAGGCGCACAAGCTTTTCACCCTAGTTAAATCCCGTGCGCAGGAATTAGAACGTATTATCTTAGAAGAGTTGAAGCCTATTGCTAAGCCAGTAAGTGTGGTTAAGCCACGTTATAAAAAGAACGGTGATCTCTCAACTGTGGGCCTAAAATTCCTAGGAAAAAATTGGAGCACTACGGCTGGTCCAATGACTAGGATTAAGTGGCAAGAGTTCAACCTTAACTCACCGAGGCAGAAACTAGAGCGTCTTGAAGGACACTGGGACCCAAAGATACGTACTAAATACTATCGTAAGCTACTTGACTTACGAAGACAGAAGAAGCTGACAGCTGAGGAGTTCGAAGATAAGTCAGCCCGTACATGGCAGCTATGCGACGAGAACTTAGAGACTATACATGATGATGCGCCTCAAGCATTACGTTATCTAGGTGAGTATGCTATGTGTAGCAGCCGTAGTAATGAGATAGAAGGATGGTTCGATGGTCTTACTTCTGATAATCGTGTGCATGGTAGCGTCTTTAGCATTGGCAGCGGTACTCATCGCATGTCACACCAAGCGCCGAACATGGCTAACATACCGGGACGTGATAGTCCTTACGGTCCTGAGTGTCGTAGCTGTTGGACTGTGGATAACCCTGACACATATTGTTTACTTGGCACTGATGCAGTGGGTATCCAATTACGATTACTTGCTCACTATATGAATGATTCCGACTATATCAAGGAGGTAGTAGATGGTGACATCCACACAAAGAATCAGAAGGCGGCATCGCTTAAGACGAGAGATCTTGCGAAGACGTTCATATATGCTTGGCTCATGGGAGCGGGTTCAGAAAGAATTGGAAGAATTATTGGAGGTACGGCTAAAGATGGAAGATCAACAACAGATAGATTCCTCGACAACACGCCAGCCCTTGCCGAATTCAAACTACATCAAATTGCCCGGGCAGCTAGAAATGGAGGACTTGTGGGGCTCGATGGAAGATGGATCTGGATCAAGTCAGAGCACTTCGGTATGTCCGTCTACCTCCAAGGAGGAGAAAGTTGCGTAATGAAGTGGGCTATGTTGGACTGGCATCGTAGAGCTAGACGAGCAGAGTTAGACTTCAAGCAAGTGGCTGTAGTTCACGATGAGTTCCAGACAGAAGTGTTACGTGAACACGCTGATCAACTGGGTGAAATTCAGTGTCAATCTATCCGTGACGCTGGCGAGTTCTTTAAGCTCAACTGTCCTATGGATGGTGAGTATAGGATAGGTAACAACTGGCAGGAGACACACTAAAATGTATACTCTATTGATTTGGGTAGTCACTGCCTTATATGTAGGACAAGCTGTTGTATCTACATGGTATGGTCAGTATGCTCATACTATTATCTTTACTGGCTATGCTGCTGCTAACATTGGTTTAATATGGACCATGAAAGGATGAAGTATAATGCCAAATAACCCTGAAGTACAGATGGAAGAAGAAGACGCTATTACTTGCATTCATCTATGTATGCAATTAGGTGCACCACATCCACCTTTCTCTGGTTCTTTGGAGAAAGCATTTCCGGGTCAGATCAACCTGACTGGTACCCCCTTACGTACCATCCAAAATATCTGGCGCAAATACTACGCCAGTGACAAGGTAAAGCACGAGGAGGTCAACCTAGTAGCAGACAAGCAACTAGGCCCTAAGGCTAATGAGTAAATTTATTATGGCGTATCGTGATACACTCCGTGCTTACCCTGCCAAAGAAGAATGCGTCAGTGCCGCCCTTCATACTCTACATCCAATCGAAGGTACGCCTGATATCGTAATCTATGAAATAGAAGAATGCGGGAGCTTAACCCGTGAA